TGCCATCCTTGATGCTTGTATGCCGTCTTGTAATGACAGATTTGGAACAATTTTAAACGATTCTTTAGGTAATTTGTCAAAAATTTGCTCAATTATGCTCTTTCCGCCACTTGCCAAAGTTTTAGCTTTAGCGTCATGCGGTAGCCAATGTGTGCCATATTCGTATGGTCGTTCTTTAATTTGGTTAGCATAATAAGGAATAGGTTGCCCATAAGCTTCGTGGTAGTCCAATACCCGTATCTCTCCATGTACGACCTGATACCACCAAATAGCTGTAGCATCGTTAAAGCCCAAGTCCCAAGCCGTATGCACAGGAAACATGGGGTCGCACTCAACCTTATCAATACGCCCTGCATCGGTCAATAGTCGCATCTCTGTGCCGTAGATAGCCCCAATGATGGCAGCTTCAAAGCTACATTCAAACTCTTGCTGATACTGGTCAATGGTCATAAGCTTTAATGCGTCATCCAGTTCTTCTTGGGCGATTATCTTGGTCTGACTTGCCCGTAAAGTCTTGCTATACCATTCATTTGGGTTTAGCGTGGCGTATTGGTATATGTCGTAAAAGGTATTGTGACCTTTAGGAGTACCAATAAACACCGCCCAACCCCGCCTATCAGATAGCAATGGGCGTATAACTTCACCCCATAAACTAGGCTTTGTGTCGGCCATTTCGTCAATAATTACGCCATCGAGGTAGTTTCCACGCAAGCTGTCAGGCGAATCGCCACCAAATAGCCTTATGCGTGAGCCATTCATAAGCTCTACCCATAGTTCTGAGATGTTATGGTTGACCCGTACAGGCTCGGAATACCGCATTAAGTAATCCCAAGCAATAGACTTAGCCTGTGCGTAGTACGGGGCTATATAAGCGTACCTAGCGTTATCTTTACCTTCGTTAATGGCTCGTAGCAATAAGTCGTTAATACACGCCACAGTCTTACCACAGCGTCTATGAGCAACAATCACAGCCCAACGCTGTTGTCTAGTGTGGAAATCCCAAAATACCTTGCGTGGCCAGTAATCTATTTCATGCTCTAGCTCGTCAGAGCAGATGGCATTTTCCATGTAACTGTGTGCTTAATAGGTTGTTTTTGGTCGCCTGCCACTTCAGTACGGGCAAGTTTAGGCATTGTGTATTCAAGGGCTTTGAAATAAAGGTCTAACCGCTTGGCGGGGTCGTCTATCTCATTTAGCCATGAATCAAGCTTATCTGCGTTGGCAGAGGTAAAGGCTGCAATGGCTTGTTTCACCTCAATGGTGACTTTATTAGACGCTCCTGTAGGCCTTCCAGCCCCTTCACGCTTACCGCCTTTGATAGATTTTGATTTTTTATCATCCATACTTATCCAAGTGATTGATTAAGTTAGGTTAATTCTACACTACAAACAATGCTTATGCCATGTCCTTTTGGAACTTATTAAAGTGTGTCAGTAAAGCAGCTTTACGCTTCATGCGTTTTTCTTCGTTAGCTTGTAGCTTGCTTGGCTTACCACCCTTCATTGAGAAGTCTAGCTTTTTTGGTTCTGATTGAGATTTAGTTTTCATTGCATAACCTTTATTTATTTGGAAAGTTAGGTGGTACGGAAAAATAGCGGTCACCGAACTTCATTACTTGATAACCTCTATCTTGTTCGCCCTGTACACCCATTTGAAATGTAGGGTGTGCCGCACCTTTTAGCATCATGTAAGAGTTTTCAGGCAATCCATAATCCATGCGGTATTGCAAAGGTGTCGGGGCTACTGACCCCCAATGTCCTTTGTTTTCACCGCCTTCTTTCTGTGGTTGCATACCAGCAGCCATAGCAGTTGTATAGTCGTAATCAGCCCCATGCGGGTCAAAAAGTCTAAGCATGGCGGCTAACTTTTGGTTGACCATTACATATCCTTCATTTTGTCGGTAAGCATTTGTTTTCTAGTCTTTTTGGGCGGTTTTGCCGTCTTAGCCGACTCAATAAAGTCTTGCTTGCTAGGAGCGTCTTTGCTACCAACCTTGTTCATCTTTTCGCCTGAACCAGCTTTGATTCGCTCACGCTTGGCGTGGATGTTTGCGTATAGTCCTTGTTTAGCCACAGTTCCATCTCCTCATGCTTGCTTTTGCTCGTTCAGCGTTTTTGCTCTTAGCTACTACCCCACCCATTCTTGCACAAAAACTAGCTTTTCTACCTTTGTCGGCATCAGTCTTAGGATTTGGGGCGGGGGCTTTTAAATTGGCGTTGTTCTTACGATTGTAGGCTTCACGACCTTTGGCGGTCATTCCAGCCCCTTGGTCTGTTGGCAAGTAATTCTTACCTTTACCCGTTGTAGTCTTAGGTATTGGCTTATCGTGCTTATCCATTGCAGCACGAATTTGGTCTTGTCGGCTCATATTTCAAGAATTTTCAAGATTTTTCTTGAATGTACCGAGCATAAGCATCTTCTAGCTTAGACTTACGGCTACCTTTGGCGTTTTCCCGTTGGACTGACAAAGCAATCGCTAGACTTTGTTTCTTAGACTTGCCTGATTGACGCTCTTTCTCGTAATTCTTCCCGATTGCTTCCTTACTACCTGATTTCATTAATGGCATGATTTATCCTTTTATTTCAAGAACTTAAGTTTGTAAGTCGTAGTGTTAATCAGGTCTGCAATCTCATCAATAATGTTCTGTAATTCAGAATCTTGCGGTAAATCTTGGCGAGCATCTGCCACAAAGTTTTGTAGGGATTCTAAGTATTTAAGTGGGTCTTTGGGTTGATGGTACACGCTTGGAAATGCGGTAAATTTGCCATATTTGCCCATGTAAGACTCGGCAAAGGTGTCTGTTAGTTCTACAATGCCATCGTAGTATTCAGCGAGTGCGCTGTGTTTAGAAAAACTGTCAGTAGACCAATGGAAAAAATGCGTGTTAGTCGCAGAATGTAGTAATGTAGCTACAAATAATGCACAATTTTCCATACAAACTCCTTGTTTTTATTGATTATAATCGTATTTTGGGATTAATCCAATCACTCTTAATGCAGATTCGGGGCTATCTACTCGGCTTAATGGCCCACCTTTCCACTTAGCAATAAACTTTAATTGTTCTGCGGTGAATTTAGCTTTAGCGTCACGCTTGACTTCCATCAAAATAGTTTCGCCATTAAAAGTTACCAGTAAATCGGGTATTCCTTTGCCGACTTTTGATAAGTCGTACACATCAGCACCAGCTTCTCGTAGCGTTTTAACGATTTCGGCTTGATTTGCGTCAGTTCTTCTTGCGTATGCCATTGTTTTTTAACAGTAATCGGTTAATATATGCTAACTTTATCACGATTAGGGTCTTATATGACTAAAAATCAGTATGGTAACTACATAAGTGATGCCGAATTTATAGAGAAATGGCAAGCATATCCTAGCCCTACGGCATTAGCAGCTCATTTAAAAATTAATATTCGTGCTGTTATGAATCGTAGGCGGTCAATAGAGATTAGACACAACATAACACTAGAAACCGACCTTACTTACAAAAAAGAAAAAAGCCTAGAGTACATAGAAAAATCTAAGGCTGAAAGAACAAAACGCCAAGAATTGTTGCAAGAACGCCTAGATGCCACTACCCATAGCGTTAGACGGGGTATGGAGTTAGAAAAGGGTCGGGTTATTATCTTTTCAGATGCCCACTTTACAGAAGATACAACTACAGGGTTTAAAGCCTTAATCAAGTTTATTGAGCATTTCAAACCCAAAGCCATTATCTGTAACGGAGATGCGTTTGACGGGGCTGTATTGAGCCGATTCCCAAAGATAAATTTTGACCGCCAACCTAGCGTGTTAGACGAACTAAACTACTGTAAAACGCATTTAGATGCTATTGAAAAGGTTAGACCAGCAGGGTGTAGGCTAATATGGACTCTAGGTAATCATGATATGCGTTATGAGTCGGCTTTAGTAGCTCGTGCCCCTGAGTTTTCGGGGGTCGATGGATTTAACCTAAAGTACCATTTCCCCCATTGGGAAACCTGTTGGAGCTTTTGGGTTAATGAGGATACTGTAATTAAACATAGGCATAAAGGCGGTAGGTACGCAGGCTATAACAATGTGCAAGCTAGTTTTAGTAATATCTTTACAGGGCATACCCATGTATTGACTCTTAGCCCTATATCAACCTTTGACCAAAAAACCTACTGGGGTGTGCAAACAGGTACTTTAGCCGACATCAATGCGGATAGCTTTAGCTATACAGAAGATAACGCAAAAGATTGGCGACAAGGGTTTGTCATGGCTTCGTGGGAAAGAGGTCGGTTGTTAATGCCTGAAATGATTCAAGTTTGTGGGGAAAACGAGGTAGAGTTTCGTGGTGAGATATTAGAAGTATGAAGATTACGCCTGAAATCTTATCTAATTTATATGGGTCATTTTGCTGTGCTTACCCATTCAGTAAGTGGGATATGCCTTTGCCCCAAGAGGTGAAATTTGAGATAACGCAAGATGTAGATGCGATGGGAACTTATTTGCTAGACACAGAAGAAGATTACCAGCATTACATCACCATTTCGGCTGCTAGGTGTGCGTTTTGGGACACCATCTGTAGGACATTGGCCCATGAATGCGTCCATATGAGTTTTTATCGTCAAAAGGGCGATAAATGGATGTCACATGGCAAAGAATTTCGTAGGCGTTGCCGTATGGTAGCTGAAGAATTTGGCTTTGACCCGCTAGAGTTGTAGCCTAGCATTGACTATACCTAGTAAGGTATCGAACTCAACTTCGTGGTATCTTTCAAAAGCCTTTGCTCCGAGTCCATGCACACCTGTAGCACCTCTGTGATGCTCGGTACATAAGGGGAGTATTGGTGCTTCTGACCGCTTTCCACCGAATCGTCTGACATGGTGAAGCTCTGCGGGGGTGTCATGGTAGCCCAAGTGGTAGCATAAGACGCAACCAAGTCTTGCAATATCGTCATGGCGTTTTTTATCCTTTTTGTTCATTAGCGTAGTCGTACCACATTAGATAGAAAGCCTTAAATTCGTCAACCCCGTTGCCTAGTTTAGTGCATCCAAAAGGTTGGACTTGCCAAAAGTTTTCTATAACTAAATGGTCATCTGTGTTGCCTTGCACAATAACGACTGTAAAGTTAGGTGTTTTAGCAAAGGCTTGCAATAGGCGTTTTTGACCCTCGCTAACCTTTTCATTGGGTCGTTTCCATTCCATCACCAAAAACTTACCATTACGCTCTGCAATCCCATCTATGTTACTGGGGCAGAAGTTTTGGTTAGTTGGTATTAAGCCTTTGAACGCACCATAGTCTATATGGGTGGCGTAGGCATTACGCATTATCTTATTGAATGTTTGCATCTTTTTGCAGTACATCCTCTAGTTCTTGGGCATAGTCAGTTATATCGCAACTAAGCAGATATGCTTCGGTATGGTCATTTTTAAGTTTAAGTTCATGCACTCGTTTAATGGTGCGGGTTAAGTCTAGGAATACTTCTGCAAATCCTCTCATCGGGTCAACCTTTCTAAGTTGCGGTTAGTGGCTTGTTCGCTTCTCCATGCTTCAAACTTCATTTGAGCAATAGATATTTCTAAGTTAAGCAATGCTTCTTTTGCGGTAAATTCGTCAATTAAATCGCAATGGTCTTGAAATTCCTGACTAGCGTAGGCTTCTCGTTCTTGACCGCCCAGCGATTGCTCTGAGCTTTTTTTCATCATTATTGATTTAACGCTGCTTTTAGATTCTTTTAAACCTGCAAGCCTGCCTTTGGCCCAACTGTATTCTTCTTTAATACTTTCTAATTTATCAAACACTTCTTGAATATTTATAACCATGTTTTCCACTCCCCCTTGTTACCTTTTTTCCATTGGTCTGCAAAGCCTATTAGTAAATTACTATCAAGTTGGTATTTTGATAGGTATTCTCTAAACTTTGCTAACCCCCATTGACTACGCCATTTACATAACTGCCGTACTGCACATTGGTATTGATGCTCCCCATTGTTCTGCCATTGCTGTTGCGATTCCTTCAAAAGTTCTAGCCCTTTCTTTTTGGCGGTCTTTACCACCTTTGTTAAACCAATTACCAGCCACTTTAGTGCTTTGGCGTTCTTCAACAATATTGGTGGGCACTAATTTTGGCAAATCTTTTAACCATAAACAAGTTCTTTTTTGCATTGGATGACCATATTCGTAAGGCTGAATTGTTTGCGAATATTGTGGCAAACCATATACCTTTGAAGGTATGGGATTTTCAATAGCTATCTTGGGTATGTTTGCGTTGTAAAGAGCCATAAAAAACTCTTTTGCAGCCAAACCTTTTATTAATCTTTCTTGGTTCAAAATACCTTTTGGATATAAAAACCTAGCACCAGCATTAGATAAATAGGTGCAAGGTGGGTGGGCAATCATTAAATCCCAGCCATTATCAAGAATGTCTAGCACCGAACCTTCGTAATGATTACCTTTGGTTTCAGTAGGCAATATGTCACAAGACCAAGCATCGTGGCCCAGTTGTGCAAAAGCATCTCTAACACGCCCCGAATATTCACACGCAATTAGCACTTTCAATCTATTTCCATCCCCATTCGCATCATACATTTCTTCTTTAAAGTATCGTAGCTATCGTACCCGTTACCCAGTATTCCTAGTTCACGAGCTTTGTTCTCAATACCTTGTTGGCTAAACATCCAAGACCTATCCACCTTTTCTTTGGCGGGGGTCATGTCTAAAACATCTTCCCATCGTGCAGCGTTTATCCACGATGCGGGGTACGGGATGTAGTCTATTTCGGTGCGTTTAAGTTGCCAATGTCTAAGGTGTTTAGGCAAGGCTTCTAAGGCTTCACGCTTTTCAAGGTCAGTCAATCGTTTCCAAGCAATTTCAGCTTTTTTCTTTGCGACCTTTTTGGGCCAATTCATCCAAAACTTTTCAAAATCCACACATCCCCCTATTTTGTTGCAAGTACATAAAGTCCAATATTACTAAAAGCATAACCGCTATATACAACTGCCATAGCTGTATTACCTTTAAAGCCTTGTTCTATACCTATATAGGCATAAATAAGCCCCGTCACAATAATTAGCCAAGAACTCAAAATGGTGCATCCTCAAATTTAGGTTTATCAGCTTTAACAAACTGGTAAGTCCAATCGGTATAGGTTTTTATTAAATGCTCGGCTTCATGCTTAGTCTTAACTGTACGCATTAATTCACCATGCTCATCATAGATTTTGTAATGGCTATAAGCGTTTATGCGGTCATCGGTAGTAAATGTAGTCATAAATCACCCGTAAAGACTGTAGGTTAAGTTTACTTAATAATAAGGTATATAGGGATAAACCCTAGTGTTACTTAATGTCGGTATATATAATTTATATATAACTTTTTGCAAGCTCTTTTCCCATAGAACGACCAACGCCACAAGTGGCGATACTGTCAAGAGATGTATCGAGTAACGACTCTACCCAAGCTGGCTTGACCCAATATCTTGGCGGCTATCGCAGGTGTCGACCCTCGCTCCGATGCTGAATCTCCATCGGCCTCTAGCCCATCCCCGACTTTTTCTAACACCCTGTCGTTTCGGGTGGCAGAAATAAAAAAACCCTTTTGGGTTGCTCTAAGTTGAACCCGCTTAATAAATGTGTCGAAATCATTTAGTAAACGCTCAGGGCAACCCAAAAGGGTCTTATGGCTTCGACATAACTACTAAACAGGGTTCAATCTGCTTGTACAGTATAACAAACTATTCGGTACATTCGCAAGGTGCATCAAATCCCACTAAAGGTAGCGTCAGTTGGGCTTCGTGCATCCGAATAACATCTGCCCATGCGTAGTTGCGACCAAGCCCTTTAATGCTAGTTAATTCAGCGTTTTGTTCAATCTTTAAGGCTCGTTGTAATAAATCAGGGTATTCTTTGTAAAGTTGCACAATTTCCTGTGGTTTTGAGCTTGGGCAATAAAAACAAGCAGATTTGGCTACATTCTTAATGCCTACAGATTCAATAACATCTAAGCATTTTTGCCTATCCCATTGCCATTCAATTAATGGGTAAATGTAGTCGTATTTCTTATCCTCACGCTTGGCAGCGTTCTCAGCCCTATGTTCTTCGTTGGCATCATAACCTATGTATTTAACGCACTTTTGCCCGTTTTTCCATGTATTAATGGCTGGTTGCCAATTATTGCAAAACTTGTCTTGTGGGGCTATTTTGTGTTTTTGCGAGCATCTTTTATACCCATAAGCTATAGATGGTAAAGCGTTAGCTCGTAAACATTCTTCTTCTAGTGTTTCGTATTCGCCTGATTCTGTAACCCTTTTAACCACAGTAATTCGTGGATAGCCTTGTTGCTCTAGCCAATCGCTAAAGGCTTCAATGTGTGCGTAGGTTGCGGGTCGTTCACCGCCAGTATCGGCAAACAAAATAAGGTCTATAGGGCGTTTTTCTTGAATAAGACCAATAACCATAGCTGTGCTATCAACACCGCCACCAAAAGCCACTATATGCGGAATCATCGTAATTCAGGCCATATCAATTTATTGTTGTGTGCTAATTTTTGATAATTGTATTGTTGTTTCTTCTTCAAGTTGTTTTACAAGGGTTGTAATTAACTTTGCAAATAAAAGGGCATTACCTTCGCCCTCAATATCCAAATGGGCTACAAGCCCATCTACAGTTACTTTAATGGTTGCGACTGTTGTTGTCATAGTTTTTCCTTGTTAAGCTCAGGCCAAATTAAATGAAATGAATCAGGAAATAAGTCTTTACGGCTTACCAATCCTTTGGATTCTTGCTCTAACAAAGCCCCCAAATAGACCATTTTATCGGCTGGAATACCTGAGTTTTTCCACATAGACACCGCAGGTACGCTAATTTTGCAGATTTTGGCTATTTTGGTAGGCCCACCCAGTAACTCGATAATTTGGCTATCGGTAAACACTTTTTTCTTTCGCATTAAGCTATCTTACCAAATAAACAACGCAGATTCAAATAGTTTGCACTTTTTTTTAATTTGGCTTAATATTGTGGTACAGCATAAGCTGTTTACTTTTGGAGATGATTATGGATGATTTACAGGAATTACATAACGAACAGTTGCAAGACCAAGAACGCCTTGAGATAGCTTTAGATAAGGCAGAGGATGGTGATATGTTGACATTGGCAGAAATTGACCTAATCAGGTTTCATTGTGGCTTACCCAATAAGCGTAGGATTAGCCCCATTTTGGGTACGATTTTTGACGATTTTTCTAATATTTTTGGGGGGAAACAATGATTGTGACAGGCACAACTACAGAAAAGAAAGAGTTTAAGGTAGCCCCAGTAGGGTCGCACCTAGCTCGTTTATACCGAATTATTGACTTAGGTACACAGAAGTCCGAGTACATGGGTCAAGTCAAGATGCTACGCAAAGTGAAGTTCTTTTGGGAGCTTCATGGCGATGACTTAAAGATTGAGGGCAAACCTCTTATCCAAACACGCAACTACACGCTGTCGCTAGGCGATAAGGCTTCGTTACGGAAGGACTTGGAATCTTGGCGTGGCAAATCATTTACCGATGATGAGTTGCGTGGCTTTGACTTACGCAATTTGTTAGATAAATGGTGCATGGTTACTGTTCAGCATAGAACCGCTAATAACGGCAATACCTACGCTGATGCGGTGGCTATTACTCCAGTTCCCGCAATCGTACAGAAAGCGGGTGTACCACAGGGCGTAAACCCTTGCGTCTTGTTTGACTTGCAGAAGTTTGACCAAGAAGTATTTGACAGCTTATCGCAAGGTCTAAAAGACCAAATCATGCTGTCAGCCGAATACCGCAACACTTTTAATAAACCTGATGTAAATAAGCAGTTGCAAGACGCAGCAATTATTGATGACGATGTTCCATTTTAGGGGGTAACCTTTAGGAGCGAGCTATGAACCACATGATTAAAGACTTTATTGACCAAAAATATACAGTCAAGACCTTTCAAGAACGGGGCTACGATGAAGAAGTACCCATCATCGGATTTGCTCAAGATGACTTGGAAACTGTCATTAAGACTGTGGTTCAGGCTTGTGCCGACAGGGTTAAAAACTCAGACGATAGAATGGCTGTGCTACAGTTAATGTAATGTTTAACAGGGGGAATTATGTTAGTGAAAGAGAATACAAGTGAGAGCGGTCATTGGTACTTACCCGATGGCAGTCCAGCCTATCGCATCGTTGGCAAGAACGGGAAAGAAAGAAACTCAACTGTCAAAGACGCAAGAGAACATGGCTTATTGCCCTCAGTTACCACAATTATTGGTTGTGCGTCAAAACCCGCATTGGATGTATGGAAACAACAACAAGCCATACTCGCTGCACTTACATTACCTCGCTTAGAGGGTGAATCTGAGGAAGATTGGCTAAGTCGGGTCGTTGCTGACAGCAAGGAAACCGCCAAGCAAGCTGCGGAACGGGGAACGCAGATACATGGGGTCATAGAAGCCTTCTACGAGGGTATTTATATACCTGAGCTACCACCCTATGTCCGAGCCGTAGAAAACGCCATAAACGAGCATTTTGGCTCACAGCTATGGATTTCTGAGAAGTCCTTTGCTTATGGTGGTTTTGGCGGTAAATGCGACCTAGTTGCCAAGTCAGGCTTTGTGGTTGACTTCAAAACGACTGAGAAAGACCTAGACAAGCTCGATTACTTCTTTGACCACCAAATGCAGTTGTCAGCCTACCGACAAGGGTTTGAGATGCCCAAAGCTCGGTGTGCGATTGTTTATGTCAACGCCCTACAAAATAAAGCTAAACTAGTCGAGATACCTGAAGATGACCTGAGAATTGGGTGGGAATGTTTTACCCATTTATTAGCGTTTTATAGGGCAAAAAACAAACTATAATGATTACGGGGTGGCGGCAATCCCCCTGCCACAATCTCCTTCACACAGAGGGCCACCCCACCTTTATAGGGCGGTTAAGCAAGCGTTAGAGGATGCTTGGATAAAGGGTTTTCTTGCTTTCCCCCCAATTTAGCCAAATCTACGCCCTGTTTTTTTATACACTAGGGAAACTACCTAGTTGCACTATATGTTAAGTTGGCTTAATATTTAATCGTTGTTTAACTAAGGGGGAAATAAATTGCGAACATACGATGAATTAAAAGCAGAAATTAAGTTGCGTAAAGAATTAGGTTTACCGCGAATTGAACTAACTTCTGAAGAAAGAGCTAGAGCTTTTGGTGATGCAGATTGGCCTAATCGTGACAAAAATGCAAGAATTAATGTAATGTGCAAACGCTACCAAGATGGTTTGCCTTTGTCTAAAAGCGATATTAAAGAAGTAAAAAGATTTTTAAGGGGGAATGTATGAAAGACTTTTTATTAGGTATGGTTGCAGGTGTGTTGGCATTTGGCATACCTGCTATTGTGTATGTGTGGAGAACTGGGGGAATATCATGAAATACGCAATCGCACTATCAACCGCATTATTAGGGGCTTGTTCATCGTTTGAGCCACCCAACGCTACACTAGAAACAGATAAGACTGTTTTTCACATGACTCGTAGTCAGGTTATCTTGGCTATTAATGAATGTGAGTCAGCTAACACAAGACCAGTAGTCATTGAGGCTAGGCGTAAGATTAACGGGGTAACGACTACTGTACCCGTTGAAGTAACTTGCCATCCACGCTATAAAATCTTTTACTAGGGGGTAATATGATTGGTACTGTAACGATTGGCGATACGCCTGTTGATGTATATGGCACAGAACTGCCTTCTGAACCTGCTGTTGGCATTATGGGCAATTATGTTGAGATTGAGGACTTAGAAGTAGGCGGCATTAGCATCTATGAAATGGTCGCTAACAACCCAATCTTTGAGCAAATCCAAGAAGCAATCAACGATATGGTGAACTCATGAACCCATTTGTAGCTACAATTCTGTTCGTTTTATTAGCAGTAGCGTGTACAACTCTAGGTTACATTTTAGGGGGGTATTTATGAACATTCCATACAACAACGGCAAAGTCAGCATTGGTAAGTATTATGTGCCACCTAAGTATGTTGAGAAAGACACCGATATGCTAGAGCTTCAGTCTTATTTAATCTATGACCCAGCCCGTCTTAATAGGGCGTATTGGACTGAAAAAGGTCTGTTGCTACTAGGACTCTTTATTGTCTTGGTTATATTCCTCAAGAGCTAGTTTTCTAGCATCCTCAACCCGATTAAGCCACCCTTTAATAAAGCGAGCTTGGTCGGGTTTTCTTGCCACTATGCCTTGATAGAAGTCTGCCCTAGCGTCTGAAAACTTTGCAATAAGGTCTTTAGGCTCTGCATCATTAATTGCTGCCATAGTCTTAGGCCCGATAACTCCATCAGCCACGCATCCGATTGCCTGTTGTAGCGTCTTAACGCTTCTGCCTGTGCCTGCATTAACGGCAAAATCGAATACCACATAATCTAAGCCTTTCGGTAGGACTTCACAATAACTAGGATTCCAATACTTCATTTTATACATTGAGCCGACTTTTTCGGGGGTCAAGGCTCGCATATCAGCTTCGGATACAGGATGCCCCACAAATTCTTCCCAAACACGCTTAGTAACGCCTAGATTGGTCATACCGCCTGAGTCTAGGGGGTCATTAACAAAACCACCCTCGTGCTTTAGGATGCGTTTTAAGGATTTCTCAAACTCGCCTGTCATTTCTTACGCATCTCCATAATCTTCTCTAGCGAGCGACCACCAAAATAGAATGACATAATTAGCATACCCCATTGACCTAATAGCTCAACATAGTTGTTATTGACTTCAATATCGGCAGCAGATAGCCCCGCAAACGAGGTATAAACTAACAAAATAAAAATAAGAGTCATTGGGCGAATATTCTTAGATAGCCAAGAGTCGGAAGCCATATCTGCTTGTTGGCGTTTGGTTAGTTCTTGGGCTTCAATATTGTCAGCATTGAGTTCAGCTAACCTACCTTCTTGTTGCATCTGTAATAGTTCTTTTTGAGCCTTAGCCTTAGCTTCAGGGTCAGGAATAAACTTGTCTAGGACTTTCATCCCTACATCAAATAGTGCCATCAAAGGTATCATTTACCACCCCATACTAAAAAATAAGCTATCCAAGTTGCAACCACAAAACACCAAAATTGTGCCGTTCTAGCCTTGTTTAAATCTTTGTTAAATTGATTCTGAAACTCTTTCTCTTGCTTCTCTAGCTTGGCTTTTAGGGCTTCAACTTCTGCCCATCGTTTGCCATACTTTCTTAAAAAATCTGCTCTAATCTGTGCTTCTTCTCGTCTAACTCGTTCTTCGTGTTCCCATTGCATCAATACCCGTTTTAGGAATAACTCTTTGCGGACTTCGTTTTCTCGTAACTCTCTGCGTCTATCTATATTTCGTTGTACTGCAACATCGGTGGCTTCTTTTTGAACATTCTCAATACTTTTAGAAAGTTCTTTAGCCGATTGACGGCTTGTATCAAGGTTACTGGTTAGGGTTTTAATCCCTTCGTGAAGTTCCATAGTTTCATTTTGGCAAAGACCACCCATGAGTTGTTAGGTAGGCATAGCCTAAACCAGCTACAAAGACATAAAACAATGTTCGTATAGAGAACCAACCAAACTGGGCTACTTTCTCGTTTAACCACTCTTTAATGGCTTCTTTGACGATTTCTTTTTCAATTTCGTTAGGCATTTTTCTTCCTAACTGTAGTCTTTTTAACAGCAGGTTTACGCTTAACCGCAGGTTTTTTGGGCGTGGCTTTTACTTCACCTTGCCAATTATTAAGCACAGTAAGCCAATGCACCTTTTTGGTGTAGCCCATCTTATCGAACATCCAATCAATTAGGAACATTTTGCACCTCTACATAGTTAGGGTCGTTGGGCCAAGTAACAGTTAATTGTGCCAATTCATCAACATTTGTGCAAGCATTAACCGCAGTAATAGCGTTCTCACAAGTAGTCCGTATTGATGCTCTCCATGTGTTCCAATCGCTTGGGATTGGGGTAGATGTTTCTACTGACTTTACGACCATCCAATCAGTTGGCAAAAGTATGGAATATGCGGTGGTTCTTAGCTGACTAACCGCATTGGTTTTGCAAGTATCTAAGTCTTTGGGATTGTTTATGTAAGTTAATGTTGCACCATTTAGTTCTTGGCTAACCCAATAATATTGTTGATTGGCGGGGCTATTAGTCGCAATGACTTCCTCTAAACCAATCTCAGCCTTTTCTTGTGGGGTAGATAGGTTTAACCAATTCTGTGGGTACTGAATCCCGTTAATCTCAAAGGCTGTGCCTTCTTGAATATAAGTGTTTGTGGTGGTTGAATAGAACATAATATTTCCTATCGTGCGTTAGCGTATTTAAAGGGTGATTCGGCAAATGCCATGTAAATTAAAGTGTTACTACTGCCGTTTATAGCTGGGTCAGTTGCTCGAATTTTAAATCCATTAGACAGAATATCACTAGAGTAAGTTGTGCTATTTGTTTCTGCTCCTGATGAGTTTGGAAACAAATTAAGCGTTGTTTGGTTATAAGTATCTCTAGATGTGTCTATAATAATCCAGCCATTACCTGATGCACTTGCGTTTTTAACCATTAAAAACCTAGGTCTAAACCCTGTGTACACAAAAGTTCCATCCGTAGAACCATTACCTGTGTATGAGCCAAATGCAGAGTATCCAGCAATTGGGGTAAAGCAATATGCAACCATGTTATCGCCATTGGTTGCGCCCGAACCAGCATAAGTAAATACAGTTGATGTAGGTGCAGTGCTATTCCAAAATGCAGGGCTGTATGCCGCATCTGTAGTGTTTAAGTTTAATCTATTACCCCACCCTATGCTATTACACCCTACATCCCAGTTATATGCGGTTGTTCTTGATTTAAGAATAATAAATTGCGGGGCAACGCCAAGTCCATGACCAATTGTTGAAGTTGTTGAACTATGTACCCAAGTAACAACACTAAACCCGCTTGTTGTATTAGCACTTACTGTAGATGTAATAGAACCTGCTGTGTTGGTTACTCCTGTGCCATTAGCTTTCCATTGCCAAGCAACATAAGTGTTTGTGCTTTGATTTGCTCCAGCATCGTTACCAACAGAAAATCCATTGCTATTAAATGCTGTTAATGAGCCAGCAGTTGTACTTTCTGCGGTAGTTAAATTTGAAGAAAGTCTTTGTAAAACGCCACGAGTAACATCAAATAGAGCATGATTAAAAGTTGTGTCTCTACCCTTATACCAAACTAAGTCAGGTTGCATAGAGCCTGAATTAGTAATAGTTTGAGTTGAGCCATTACCTGTATACAGAGTAGCATCCATATACTTATTCGCTGTTGTAGATGCAGTAGCACCAATCGTAGGAGTAGGTAAGTTAAATGTGTTTAGTGCTACAAAGCCTGTTGGTGGGGTGTAAGCGAATGGTCTTTGACCGAAGTTCCAATCTGAAGTAGCTCCATAAGGTCTGCCACAGAAGGTAAATGTTCCTACTAAGCCTGTAAATGCTGTTCCTTGGCTTACATTATTTTTATAAAAAGTAACAGTTCCAGCATCCATGTCAAGCGCAATTCCAATAACATCTGTGCTAGTAAATGTTGCGCCATAAGATGAACTAGAACCATTGTTATACTTGGTTGCGTTAGCATGGTATCCGTAACTATTAGCAGTTGCTCCGGGGTAATCAGCGGCATCTGTGACCAAAACAACACCAGGAGCATCTGGTCCACCTGTTACTTCGGCATACCATTTTCCTGATGAAGCTCCGATAGTTCCTTGGATTCCTTCATTAATGCTTGCGCCAACTGTTAAGGTTAAGTTAGCATTTGAAACAGTTACCCCACTTGTTTTTTTAAGAGGATTCCATACACAATAATTAGCCGCAGTAGCACTTGTCAGCGTAGGCACATCGGTCATGCTGTCATAAGTAGAGCCAGCAGTAATGCTGATATTGTTTGTAGTCCAATAGTTTGCGTTGCCTGAGAAGTCTTTTCCTAGTCCCACATTCGATGATGTAGTCAGAGCAGAGTTATCGGTAAATGGTAAATAGAATCCATTAGTGCCGTAAGTTCCTGTGTATTTCTTAGGAATCCATACACCTGTGGTTGAGGATGTTTCACCGAATGAGGATGGGGTTAGGGTTTGTCCATCAATTGCATTAATTTCAGCCATGTAGCCATCAAAATAACCGCCACTTATATAAGTACCAATACCTCTATTGTTACCATCATTGTCAAACCAAGATACTGTGGCATTTAAACCAAGATTGTTTGTAGTGCCAAATGCAGTTATTTGTTGACCATTAAGGTATAAACTCTGTCTATTAGATGAAGTAGCTTGAGTTGTATCCCAACTAGCAACTAAATGATACCAAGCCGATGGGTCACGAAATACTTGAGTTGTAATAAAAGTATTTGAACCGCCATTTTGCCAAACCAATTGATTGGAAGAATTAAAATACAAGTAAAAGATTGTTCCGCTACTTTTTCCAACAAGATATTGGTTAGCTTGACCTATGCCTTTAAACCAAATTGATATTGTTCCTATGGTTGTGCTGGTTGCCGCAACACTTGGAGTTCTATTTAAATAAGCAGATGCACTAGACCGAAAGCGTAGGGAGTTGGTTAGGTTATAACCACTTGGCCCGTTAGCAGTAAAGACTACAGGTAGGGTCATGCAACCCCCAAACTTCTACCTTGCTCGTATAGGTTTGTACCATCAGAGCGGAATACAAAATAGTCTTTAGCACTAGCACCTGTTGATAAGGTAGGTGCAGTTCCACCCGCCCACTTAAATACTGCGTTCCAAGTTAGAGTATTTGACCCTGCGTTTTGGATAACTGCTAGACCATAATAAGCCCCGTTTACAAGTCCTGTAGGTGCGCCCATTGTTCTGTTATTCGATACAAAGGTAAAGGTAGCGACTTGGGCAGTATTAGCCGCCCATGCAATCGTAGCACCATCGGTTAAAGCTACATTACCAAAGTATTGTTGAGCAGTAAAGTTTGTAGCGGTTGCGGGGGCTACATACTCTGTACCTGCGGTGGCTACAGCAACCACGCCTGAAGTACCTTTTAAGACCCCTGTTAAGGATGTAGCAAGGGTAGTCGTACCTGTAACTGTTAAGGTTGTAAACGAACCTGTACCGCCACTAACTAAAGCGTCAGCATAAGCCTTAGTAACTGCATCGGTTGATAAAGTAGGGGTAGCTAAGTTAACAATTTTGTTACTATTTAAATTTAAATTACCCGACATTGATGTTTGACCATCGGCAGCTACCGAATCAGTCAAAGCAGAAGCTATATCACTAAGTGTGTTATTAGCCCATGTACTTGCAATGGTTGTGCCTGTAACTACGGGATTACCCGCAGGTAGGGAATATGTGCCTGACCCGTTTCTACTCATTTTCTTCTCCGCTCATTGCTTGACCAGTTCTTTGTATGCCTTGAATGGTTAAAAGTCTAGCCAAATCGTTTCTAGTTTTAGCATCCATTTTAGCTTTTGGCATTCTGCCTGCACGCATTAGACGCAAAGTTTCTTCAGGTGATAACAAAGATTCTGCTAATTTTTGCGCCATTTCTTTGTTTGCTCGCCCATAAGCAACATCACCCATTCTTGAAATTAATCCTGTGCCTGTTGCATTTGACAAAGCAGTAGGAATGCCAGCCCGTTGAATCATGTTGCTGTATGCTAGTTTTTGAACAGTATCCGAACCTACGCCTTTACCAGCTTCTGCAGCAAACTTAGTTCGTGCTAAATCTTCTTTAATAGCGTTTAAGCGTTCAATCTGACGATTAGTTAGCTTGCCTTCGTCAATTAACTTTTGTAAATCTTGAGCAAAACGAGAAATGTATATTTTTTCGTTTTCGGGTGAAATAGACTTTTTAGCTAATTTAGCAATTGATTCTAGTTGTTCTACTGGTTTAGACAGTTTTTCGTAAGTTACCCGTGCTGTTTTGTACTCAGGGCTTACAGTTTCAATAAAACCTAAAAGTCTGTTTTTAGCGGTCATTAAGCCATTCAATTCTGCGCTAGTAGCACCAGCATTGTCACGCTCTAACTTGGCTTTGACGGCTTTAATTTGGTCATCTAATGCCATTTTGGTTTCATGCAGTCCACGCATAGAACCAGCAGGGTCAGCAATATCTAAACCTCTGTTAGCAGCATTTACTTGTGCGTCTGACATAGCCCGTTTAATTGCTGGAGTTTTTGTAAGACCCGCTATTTCTTTGGTCATTTGGGGCGTAAGTTGACCTAAATTTAATGGTTTTAGTGCATCGTCATATAAATCATCTGCTACCCGTTCTCTTAAGTTTGTGTATTTAGATACACGGCTTTCAGATGCAATATTACGCAAAGCGTTAGCCCTTGCTTCATTTTGAGCAGATTGTCTAGCGGCAACTAAATTAGCTGCAACAGGCGAATTAGCGACAGCCGTTCTTTGTAATGCGGCTAAACTTGGAACGCCAGCTACTTCAGCAGCAGTTGGCATAGAGCCAGCAACTAATGGCTGTGTTGCTCTTAAATTACGCATTGCTTGTGGGGCTTCGCCACCAGCAGCTTCTCGTAAAAAACGACCAATAATTTGTTCTTGACCTTTTTCATAAAATGGCTCAACCATACCTTTTGCTGATTGAAATCCTTTAGAAATAAGGTTACTTACTACTGGGGCAACTGCACCTAATGGTAAACCTATTGCTGTTCCAACTGCAGCATTTTTACCCATTTGTTGATACATAGGTGCGCCAGTTTCTCCTGTTTCAACAGGTTGTAAAACTCCTTGTACAGCACCGCCAGCACCAGTTACTGCAGCACCTTGAACATAAGGATTGGCACGGGTAAAACTAGGAATTGCACCTATTGGTTTTGCTATTGCAGCAGCAGGCAATACAGCACCAGTTACACGGCCACCAAAATATGACGCTGGATTTGCTTCTGAATATACTTCACCTTCTTGTGCTAAACGCTTGACAGCATCACTAACTCCCCTACGACCACCTGTAACTATTTGCGCTGCACCTAATAATGGGTCAATAGCAGATTTAGTAACACCTGCAGCAAACGATTCTAAGGGTCTTGGTGTTTCTTCAATGTTTCTTTTGCCACGATTTATTGGTCTACCTGTAGCCGCACCGCCAGCAGTTTCACCAAAAGACATTGGTGATGCTGAAGTTGCTACTTGTTCTGCAATCATAGTTTGAGCTTGTTCAGGGGTAGTGCCTTCTGCTACCTCAAACCTAGCAATACGACCATCTGGCATTTGAAATCGTGCTATAGGCATTATTGTTGTCCTGTAGGTGCTGGCTCAAATCCTAAAAACTTAGGTGCTTTTACGGCAGGAACATTTAATTGTTGCCCAACAGTAGATTTAGGTTTTTCTTCTTTTTTAGGTGTGGTTTGTGGCTTAAACACATCAATCTTGCCAATATCATCAGGGTTTAGATTGTTTCTTAAAGCAATGTCCCTGTATTCATTAAACTTTTCGTTATATTGATTTAATGAAGTTTGATAAAACTCGTCAGATAATTTTCTAAAATCTTCACGCTGTGCTGGATTTAATTTTTGTCCTGTTACACGCAAATTAGCATAATTATACAATCGGTCTAATGCACCGCTTGCTTGCATAGCTAATAACAATTCAGATTCACGAACTACAGAACCTGGGTCTAATAACTTCATAAACTTGGTTGCAGCAGCAAGGTCTCCAGCAGGAGATTTGGCATTTAAACCAGTATTAATTTGATTCCATGCGTTTTTAACTTCTTGATAACCTTTGTAAATGCCTTCATTATTAAATTCTTTTCTAAGAGATAGGGCGTTACCAAAATCTTTTGAAGATGCTTCTTTTGGTGCTTGGAAAATTACTCTTCCTGTTTGTGGGTCAATTAAATAACTTCCAACAGTTACAGGCGCACGAGTTCTGTCACCACCTTCTGCTACTTTTTTTACAGTTCCATCAGGCATTGTTACAAAACGAGCAGAACCCTCTGGCAAAGTAAACGCTTCAGGTTCAGCATTCATTCTTTGAAAAGCAAATTGTCTTTGTGCTTGCGTAGCTCTTGGATTTGTATAAAGATTTGCTAATGCAGCTTGTGGGTTAGCAGGTATGGCTGGCGTTCCAGCATCAATTAGTTCATATCCAGTAGGCGCAGGTTGAGCGGGTCTGCCTTGTTTTTGTTGCATATAATCAGTCATAGCAGATATTTCATCTGCTCGTAGCTGTTTAGCTAAATCTAATTGGCGTTGTTCAACCTTTTCTAACTCTTTTCTACCTACATAGCCTTGCAATAAAGGTGCTGCGTATTGAAAGAAACTAGGTGCAACAAAACGATTGCCTACCATTTGTCCTGATGGCGTTTGCTGACCTTGTTGCATCAACAACTCTGCCATCTTTTGTTGACGAGCAATTTGTTGTTGCTGTATCTGTTGTTCGGGGCTTAAATTGCCACCTAGGTTAAGCATTGGTTGAGCCATATTACATATCGCTTATTATGTCGTTAGGATTCATACCAGCAGAATAATAGTTTTGTGCAGGTCTTTGGTTATAAGCCGACATTTCTGCATTAGCCATATTCATTCTTTGTTGGTCTTGCTGATTGCGTAGGGCATTAGCCATAGCCAATTGGTTGTAACCAGCCCCAGCTTGTTTGCCATCAACAGTCATTCCTGCTTGATTAGTCAAGTTCATGCCTTGTTGTAAAGCCTGTTGTTGCATGGCTTGTTGGGCGGCTATGTTTTGCATATACGGGGATAACCCACCTAAATCTTGGGTTTGGGGCATCTGTTGAATGTAGGGGTTGTACATATTCATGGTAATAGTCCGTAATCTACGACTTTATAGCCGTCATCTAGGGTTTTAACTGCATAAGGAAACACTTGCTCTACTTCGTCAGACATTATTCCAACATGGATATTATTGCTTGTTAATGGGTTTAATTTAACCTCATCTTTGTATTCAAAGCTATACAAGGTTAAGCCGTTATTCATTACACCGATTGCTTTAATATTTTCTTTAACCATATCTGCCCATCCCTGCACCAGCCAAGCTAAATAAACCTTGATTAAGGTTAGCTTGTGCGGCTTGTTTGGCGTTAAAGTCACCCATTTGGGCGTTGTATCCCATCTGTGCAGCACCCAATATGTCAGGGCCTGCGGTAGTAGCTTGTTGGGCAGAATTAACAAATTGTGGGCCTTGTACCTGTGCGCCTGTACGAACCGCAGATAGGGTGTTTAATGGCTCGTTTCTAAGGTAGGCTTGTTCTTGCAAAGCAGATTGACGGGCTTGCTGACCAACACCAAAGCCTTGGGTTGTGGCGGCAGCCAATAGGTCGTTCTCACGCTGGGCTTGTTGCATCATGGCTCGGTCATAGGCTTCAGAACCAATATCAATGCCTTTGTTTGCAAGTTGTTGTTGTAACTGTTCACGCCCTTGTTGTAACTGTGGGGCAAGCCGTTGCATATAGGCTTCTTGGTATGTCTGACTAGGATTAAACCCTGTAGATGGTAATCTGCTTACATCAAACGGGGTGTTGAGCATATTCTCAACATAACCCAATCCTTGACCTGCAAGTCTGCCTAATCCAAGGCTTGTTTGGTTTTGATAATCAAGTAATTGTTGTTGGGCGGGGCTTAAGGTCTGAGTAGCAGTCCAAGTCGGATTGCCATAAGGGTCAGCACCAGTAACAGCGTAGCTAAGATTGCCATAAGGCGTGACTTGATTAACACGATTAGCCGCAGTTGCGACTCGTGCCGCTTCAATATTGCCTTGTGCTGTCTGTTGTGCCGCCCCCGCATAATCAGGGGGTGCAGGTGCGCTTGGCGCAGGCCCTAATCCTAAAAATCCACCACCACCCATACTATTCTCCCTTGTTTAAAGAGCATCGGATGTTAAGAAACCGACACTCCTCTTTTCTCATAGCCATAATTACCAAATCACCACTCATGTGGGCATCAGGTATTTCAGCTACAACCTTAAAGCCCAAATGTCGGTTTAACTTTAGGGCATCTGTGTTATCAGCACAGATTTGCCCTAGTATAACGCTAACTCCTAGTTTATTAAAGGGGTAATCAAAAGCCGCCCATAATAAATCTCTACTCATCCAGTTCGTTTCAGCCAATGCCCCAATGTGCATTTCGCAGGCTTTTGGCATGAAATTACAATATCCAACTACAGCTACTAAATTACCATCTTGCATCTGACCGATACATTGGGTGGTTTCAGGTAGGGGAAAGTTAAGCACTCTAACCAGCCATTCCCCCAAATATCGCTGGTTTTCAGTCGTAACAGTTCTCACAATACCCCGCCAGCCTCCATTACAAAGTCGGTTGATGCCCAATGAAAGTCAATGCCTTGGCTTGCCACATTCATGCTAACTGAGCCTGCATAGCCTATTCCTGTCACGCCTTGCCAAAACTTAGTCACAATTAGATTTCCACCCCAGTTGGTGTCATCCCATGTAGATGTATCCCAAACCCCAATATCTAGGGTTGAAGGATTAAACGATATTTGGCTAGTTAAAGGTACTGTATCAAAATCGGTACTGACACCGCATAAAACAGTCGGTAAGCCGTTATCGGTCTGTAGGATAGGGCGTACCATAGTAAAGCGTTTTTGTTGCCCTCTGCGGTCAAAATAGGAGTAGGCTTGTTGTACAAACCCACTAATATTGTCGGTATCGTCAGAAAATGAGTCATAAAAACGGGCTACATAGCCGTTTCCACCAAAATACATATCTTCACCACTCGTTTCCCAACAATTTGCGTCAATATTGGTAAATCTTGCCCATGACTTTGTAATGTTGTGCATGACATATTGCTCAGAACCCGTAGTTACGGGGATATTTAGCAACAACATATTGTATTTGGCTAGGTAATTTATCTGCCAACCATAATTAGCGGAATAAGCGTCTGCTGCTTGGCTAATAGCAAAGAAAATCTTGTCTGTAATGTTAACTCGTGGGTCTAATCGGGTGGATTGTAAGCCTGCGGATAGGGGTACTAAGCCTTGTTGGGTTAATAATAGGATGTCACCACCATATTTAAAGACGCATTTACGAGCAAAAGACTGTCCGATGTTCCAAATACCTACCAATGCCCAATCATTAGGGTCAGATGGGTCAGAACCCTTGTAAACAGCGACTTCCCCGTTACTTGTGACAAATACGGCAAGGTCATCTACCCCGTAACCAGCGTCAATAGTCCATGTTCCCATTGCTTGTAGGTAGCCACCATTTTTAAAGATGCCACCTAGGGGGAATGATGTTACCGCCCCGTTTATTGAATCTACAGGCAAGTACCAAAAGTTAAGGGAGTTTTCTTCTACAAAATACAAACGCTCTTTAAACAGGTTTACATATGCAAATGTATTAGAATTTTTACCTGTAATAAAGTAATTAATTGTGTAAGTGCCTACAACTGTTGCATTACCGCTAGGGGCAACCGCCATCGTATAGGTGAGGGTTGATGCACCCGTAACAGTAATGCGGTAAGTGCCGTTAAATTCTGCAGGGGTAGCACCTGCGACTGTAATCGTATTGCCAGTTACTAGATTATGAGGACTAGCCGTTGTTAGGGTAGCGGTTAAATTGCCCGTTCCACCCCTAGTAATAGTAGAAATAGTCTGTGCTGTGTTTGTCGTAGCACTTCTTGACCATCTTGTACCATCATAAACAACCATAGGGTCTGCACCATTTACAGCCGCCATAAACGAACCACCAGCAGTCGTAATCATGGCGTGAATCCATTTACCATCGGTATTGCCTGTAAGACTAGCTGTAGCCGTAGAAGTGCTTGTATCCCAAATAGTTGTTGCGGTAGAGGCAAACAACTTTGTCGTACTTGGACTTGAATAACTCATCAAGGACAAAACCTCACCAGTTATGCCCGTAGAAATCTTGGTATACCCTTTTCTAAGGGTTACATCCGTAGGCGTAGGAAAGAAATTGACCATCTGAACCGCATCTAATTGGTTCATTTCTGCCAAAGAATCCCTTGCGTTCCACCCCCCAATTGGGGATGGCAAGGAAGCGGTCATTGCCCGTCTTTGTTGAGCTACCGCCATTATGTGCCGTATCCTGTATCGGGAATGTTAGCGTAACCAATAAGCACCTTGGTTGGGTAGGGTGCAAAGCTAAGGTTAGCAGAACCTTTATCGTTGGCTTTGGCTACATTCAAATAGCGGAAATAGTCTTGTTGCAATGCAGTAGTGTCAAAGCCTTTAATTTGGAAATACTTAAGTTTTGTGCTTAGAACCATAACTGTATCGTCAAAAATGGTTGTATCGGTGTCAACCGTAAAGCTGTTTTTAACTGCACCAGCAGCACTTCTAGCCCAACCTTTTGAGCGGTATTCAAAGCCTAAATACTCTTGTGTGTTATATGGTGGCCAAATTTGGAACTTATCGCCTAGAATACGCCACCTAATGCGTGGTCCTGTTGAAATATAACCCGACTTTAGCCATTGCCATTGTTGGGCATCTTCAGGGCCAAGCATCTGCCAATGCTTTGTCTTATCCCAATGCGTATTGTCCGTAATGGCTTCAAAGTCATTAGGTAAAGGGTATTTGGTCTGTGAAAAGGTAAAAGTCACGCCTGCGTATGTACCACTAGCTAACTGGCTCATAACAATGGTTGATAAACCTGTGCCTGAGTTGTAAGTTACGCTTGACACATAGGTATCTTGGTTAATGCCTGTACCTGTAATGGTGTAATTGCTATTTAAGGCTGTAGCGTTACCAGTAACAATAATGTTATAGCTTTGGTCGCTAACTGTAGAACCTACAAAAGTCTGTGCATCGGTGTAAAAACGATACTCCAACTGTAAACCTTGCCAATCGTATTCCTTAACCAAATCATAGCCAGCACGATTCATCAGGGCTAGAACTTGTTGTACATCCTGATTGGTATTACCCGCCACATAGGTGGGAATAGCAAGATTTAACTCGCTAGTAGTCTGTTGCACGAGTTGGAGCATCGTTGATGACATAGTTTAGGCTTCCTCTACGCTTTTCTTTTTGCGGGGTTTCTTTTCACCAACTGCCGCAAGTATAGCCGCCATCTGTTCTTGCATTAGGGCGAGCTTCGCATCAGTTTCAGCCTTGATTTTAGCAGTTTCCTCGTCTTTTTTGGCAAGTTCTTGCTTTAACTGATTAATTTCTTCAGTTCGTTTTGTGGCTTCTGCGGTTTCTTCGGCAAGGTTTAAAAATGTTCTAGCCTTATCCCTAAAGGCATGGGGTGACATACCAGCAATCATGCCAATGCGTTGAAGTTGTAGGTCTGAAGCGTTAGCAATGGATTCGACTGTCATAAACTTGATGCCCCGTAGCTCTTGGGCTTGGGATTGGCTAATTAAAGTCCATTCCTCTACAGGCGTTCCAATCATCTCGCTACTGGTGTCTTGTGTAGCCTGATATTGAAGCCATTGGCGTGGAAAACGCTGTTTGTGGCTATTCTGTGCGTAGGTGTCAATCTCTGTAAGGCTGTCACCAGCGACCATAATGCGTACAAAGTCGTAATCTTTGAATATTGGTCTGCCTGCTTCGTTTGATTCATGCTCTAGTTTGACTGCTCGCCTATAAAACTTAACTGCCAAACGAGAATCTGCGTCTTGCATATCGCTATCTATTGCCATTTTAAAACTCCCAAGTGGTTAGGATACTGCGGTTAAAAAAAGAAAAAGGAGCTACCCCATTACGAGATAGCCCCTTGTTTTTACTACAATTTTTGATTAGACGCTAGTAGCAGCAAACCAACCAAAGTCACCGCTTGCCATCGATTCGGCTGATACATAAGTGCCACCTGATGCGGAAGCAATAAATGTAGAAGCGTTGATAGAGCAAGTTGCGGTAGATGCACCGATAGCAGCACCAGCTTTAGCAAAGACATAACGCTTGCCGTCAGAGCCAAAAGTTTGTGTGCCAAGTGGCCCAAAGTTAGGAATATCAATGGTCGTTGTGCCATTTACATATTCAAAACTAACTGGAGTTACAGTATTTAAATCAACCCCTGCAATGGGGAGTGTTGAGTAAGCCATGATTATTTCCTTTACTTAATTAGGTGGTCAAAATACCCTGCAACTGAGCGTTGCTGGTGGTTAAGTTACCTGCCCAACCATAGAGTTTAACAATCGCATCTTGGTTGATGGCTTGACGCTCACCACCGATAGGTACGAAATTACGCTCTTTATGTGGACGGAAGAAAATGTAGTTGGTGTTCAAGAGATACATATAGTTGTCATTCTCTTGTTGACCAATACCACCACCGAGTACCACATCAGCAGATGTACCACCGCCGTAGAACTTGAGGGATGCAAAACCTGCTGCACCGCTTTCTTCGGTAGTAATACGCTGAATTGCTTGCAATGCACCTACAAAATACTGATATGCGGTGTTACCAGCAATGTACAGGTCAGCTTTGTCTGTACCACGAACCTGCTTGATGGCAGCTTCAGTCATCTTAGCAAGGGTGTTGGTAGAGAGCAAACCAGTAGTTACTTGGTTACGCCAGAAAGACCAGTTAGCACGATTGATACCGCCATAAGTGCCTGTGGATGGGGAAGTAGCAACGGCAGCAGCCAAGCCGTCAATGTTCTTACCGCCATTACCAGTACCATCGCCATACAAATCGCCTGAAATGCGGTTCAAAAGGCGAGCTTCAGAAACTTGCATACGACCATCTAACAGGTCAATGATTGCTTCTTTGCTTGAGTTTTGGAGCATCTCTAAACCGCTCATTGTTACAGCAGCAGCGTACTGAGCAATCTTGAACTGAGCAGCCGAGATTGGGCTATCAGGAGCAATGTTCAATACTTCGTAACCGCTATAGGAATTAGCGTTGTTGGTGTTAGGGTCGTTGTACATGATTTCTTCCAAAATCACATTACCACCCGAGAATGGGCGTACATTGCCCTTAGAGTTAAGTCTTTGCAGAATCGCATTGTTCTGCGTTAAGTTATCAGCCAATTCACCGCTACGACTTTGAATGGTGGTAGCGATAATATCGGTGATTGCTGAGTTAGCAAATGCCATGATATTTCCTTTTTAAGTTAATTAAAGCCTACCGCTCTCTGCTTCGGTCATCTGAGCCATCAGTAGAGAACGCCTGTCCTTTGCTTCGACTTTCGCTTGTGTTCCGTTAGGAGTAACGGATTTTGGGCTAACAGCCGTTGCTTTGGCTCGTGCTACTTGTTGTGCCTTAGATGCTTGCTTTGTAGCGTTGCTCAGGAGTTTTTCCTGTTCCAACCTAAATGCTTCATCGTTCATACGCACAGCTTTTGCATAAGCCGTTTCAAGGTCTTGGGCCTTACCTAGCTCAAGTAGTTGAGCCATTTCTTCCCTAACCATATCAAAGTGCGGAAACCGCTCTTTGTCACTTCGTACTCGCTCAATCTCATTATTTAATCGAGCTTGTTCTTCTTGCTCAAACCGCCCTTTTATCGAGCTAACCTCTTGATTAACTTGATTAAGTTGTTGCATTAACTGTTGAGTATATGCGTCAACTGGTTGTTGCGGTTCGTTAATTTGATTTAAGTTTACTCCATAATCTTGTGCAAGTCTATGAAACATCTGTACTTTTTGTTCATAGGGTGCTTTGCTCAATACCATGTGGGCACGACCTAAGTTGTTTATCCATGCGGCAGGGTGGATTCCTTGTGCTTGGAGTTCGGGGACAAACGGGGTAATTGCTTCCTCAAGAGCCTTTGCTCGTTCCGCTTCCGCTTTATATACGCTAACGCCTTTTTTAAACTCGTTCTCTCTTTGGTTAAGGTATTCAAGATGTTTCTTACTTTCTTCTTTAGTTAATGTTTCGCCTTTGGCTATCTTATCCCATAGAGGTAAAAGGTCTTTCTTCCAAGTCGTAGGCTTTGGTATATCGCTAACTTCAGGCTGTTCTTCGGGCTGTTCGGGTTCAACCTCATCTTCTGCAACAGCCTCAGCGACTTCTTCCTCTGCCACCGCTTCATCTTTAGCGACAAACTGTCCCTTTTCATTGCGAGCAGGTTCGTCTTGAGAAACTTCCTCTTGCACTTCCTCATGTTCTTCCTCTACGGGTTTACCCTCATCTTGTGGCTCAAGAACATCCTCTAACGCTGCTTCCAACATCTCTCTGCGGTCTGCCATGATTACTCCTTAACGATAGTTTAGTTTGGCGTAAGCAAGCTCGGCAATCTTGCGTTTACGGGTTTCTTGGTCTTTACGGCTTAATTCCACAGGCTTGTGCTGTAGGGGTACATCGTTGCCTAATTCAATCATGCGGTGCTGTTTAAGGTGGTTTCTGTGGTGACTACGGCTACTAATCCAAGTGCCATCGACCTGAGATACATAGCCTTCAATGTCTGACATGACCATTGGTGACTCTTTGGCGGTCATTTCTTGCTTTTGTTTCCATGCTTCTTCGGCTTCAGGCGTACCTTGTTTGAATCCCCAAAAGTCTAGGTACTTTTCTTTGTCTGATTTATTTACGACATGGTTACTTTCAGAGTATCCACACTTAGGGCAAATCATTACATTCTCCTTATTAACTCAGGCACTTTGTCGTATTCGTGGGGTCTTAAAGCCACTATAGAATCGTACCAACGCCCGTTTTTCCAACGCCAACATACAAATTCTTCTTTAGGCAAAAGCACAATAGTCTTGACTCCTAAAGCCCCTGCAAGGTGGGCAGTACCCGTATCGACTGTCACAATGCCTTTACAGGCTTTCATGTGTTGGGCGGTTTGCATCCAGTTCTTCTTCCAACCATCGTTAGGTAGGGGGTGAAATGGACCTTCGCTCTTGGGGTTTAGAGAATAGCAGTTGTCACCCGTTAGTTTGAGCATTTCCCGACTATCTATGGATTTGACGTAATACAAAGACTTGCCAGATGCTTCCCAGTTCACCCCAATCTTTGCAGGAATATTGCTAGGCGTAGCTTCCAAATAGCCTTCTGAACCAACAATCTTTTTAGTAGTAACTGGAAATAGACTTTTAACATAGGGTTGGCTGTGTGAGATGTAGTGGGGCAAAGACATTGAGCCAATCCAATAATCAGCTTCGGGGGCTTCGCCTTTGTCGATTTCGTTGGTTATGACATCAATACATTCCATCTGCCCAATAAGGTAGTGCAATGAGGATTCTTGCAAAACAATGAGTTTTTTAGCCCCCATAACTTTTAAGGCAGGCAAAAAGCGATAGAACTGCAATACATCGCCAAAACCTTGTTCCATCTGCACTACGATGGATTTGCCTAGTAGGGATTCCCCACGCCATACAGGGATTGAGAGGGCAGGCGTATAGGGTGTTGACTGCTCCCCCATAATGTCTTTGTGCCATCTGTATTCAAAATGCCTAAACCCCGCTTCATAACGCCCTGCGTGTAAATGGTCGTAGGCTAACTTGTATAGGGCTTTTATATCAGTAGTAATATGCTTTCCTCATCGTCTTGTTCAGCAAGGCGTTGAGTTTCAAGTATTGCGAGCCTAGCCCTTATTTGGCCTTGTTCTCGTCTTAACTCTACCGCCCTTAGCAACTTGCTTCGTTGGTTTTCAAGGTAGGCGATAGACTGCTCTAGTTCTGTAGTATCAACTGGCGGTATACCAGCCTTAACCTCTTGAATAGATTGTAGTTTATTTTGTTTCTGTTTAGCAACAATTTTTGGTGGGTCAACTAAACCCTTAATTCGAGCTTTACGAGATTCTCTGTCGGCTCGTTGGGCTTTTAGTAATGCTAGTTCTTTTTCCCGTATCTTTCGGTCTAAGTTTTTTGCCCGTCTAATTTCTTCGGGCGTGAAACCATCATGCGTGTCAGTATAAGGATTAGGGGGTATTTGTCCTATCTGAAACGCATTAGTTTGAAACGCTAAGACCTGAAATGCGGTTTGGAACACTAGCAGTCCTCTGCGCCTTCGTAATCACTATAAGTCTTTAGAACCTCGTAGATTGCAGGGATTAAGTCACCATTTAAATCTTCCATGTTGATATAGTGTGCGTTTTCTTTGACTGTAGCCATGTTGCTATGCCTTGCCGACTCGTCATAATGAATAGCGACTTGGACTTGGATTTGGTCTTTAGTGCCAAAGAAGTTAGTAATTCTAGCGTAGGCTTGTGGGGCTGGTACGCCAAATTGGGTTTGAACTGCGAGCTTTAATGCCATGATTTCTCCTTAGTAAGTCATTTCGGTTGTGCGGATTTGGCAAACTGTACGAATAGTCGTACTAGCTTGTCCTGTAAAGGTAACTCGTAATCCACCATTGGTCGTATCTGCTGTTACTGCAATAGTCCATGTTGCCGCACCTACATCAGCGTACATGGATGTGACTGTAACCCCAACAAGGGTAGTAGATGCCGCATTAGCACCACGCTTAATCACACCTTCGATAGTCCAGCCTTTAGTGTTACCACCGCCAGTTACACCTGATACCACTTCACCTCTAAAGAAGTAAGCAGAGTTGTTAGGTAGTATTACTTGGTTTGTTCCGCTTGCCGCACCTCCATCTGAAGTTAAAGCTGTGGCTGTTGCATCGGTAGTTTGTTTTGCAAGAACTAGTAAAGCGGCTTGACCGCCACCAATAGTGCTTAATGTGGTAAATGCAGAAGCAGGAAAAACTGCGTTTCCGATAATTCCTCTAGTTGTTCCATAAGAACCACCAACAATAATTGAGTAATTGGCACTAGCGGTATTTTGTAAGCCTCCACAAACAGAACTGTAAGTGCTTGAAGCTAAATTAGCGTTTCCTCCAACAATTGCAGATAAAGCCCCAGTTGCTTGATTACCCGATATTGATGTTGCTCCAGAATTTAATCCACCCCCACCAACAAAAGAGCCTATTCCTGTAGCTTGGTTTTTAATTCCACCACCAACAAAACTCCAATCCCCACTAGCCACATTCCTATTAGCCGCAGTACCAGCATCACCACCACCACCGATAAATGAATAACTACCTGTAGCTTGGTTATTACCACCGCCTACTACTACTCCATGAGGAGTAAAGAAAGATAGAGTGCTTGTAGATGAACCTGATGCGTTTTTACTTAAAGTTAAAGATGTTCCGCTAATGGCGGCTACATAGGTATCACTAGCAATAGAAGTGCCTGTGATGTATTGACCGACTTTAATGTTTGCGTTAGAACCTGACAATGTAACCGCAGTAGTTGCGTTCATTGTTCCGCTTTGCGTGGTTACCGCAGAAGACGAAGTTCCACTATTAGTAAAACCACCGCCAATAAAATTAAAATAGCCATTTGCAGTATTTATATTACCACCAACAATTGATGAATAAGTACCACCAGCAGAATTTTGATTTCCACCTAAAACTGAAGAACCAGTGGCGGAAGTTGCATTACTTAATCCACCACTAATTATAGAATAAGCACCACTAGCAGTATTACCATAACCGCCAGCTAAAGTAGAATATGCGCCACTTGCCACATTTGAAGCGGCTGCTCTTGAAGTAGACCAATCTACTGCATAACTACCCCTAGCATTACCACCTGCTGTAGTAGATGTAGTAGCTTGTGCTTGTAATGCGCCTGTTCCTGCTGGTTGTAAATACAATGCACCAGTAGACAGTAAACCTATTTCAGATACTCCACTAAAGGATAGGGTAGGAGTTCCGTAAACTGCTGTAGTGGTTGTGGGGATGTAGGTGTTTTCTACAGAACCAACTTCTAATTGTGGATTGGATAATGTAACATCGCCTGTGGCTGAACCATTTACACCTACACCAAATCGTACAGTTGATGATGCACTTACTGCTGTAACAGGAAGCACTATTTGAATATTTGTGTTGCTTAAAAGAACTGTAGAACTAGGAACTGAAACGCCATCCACATAATACAGAGGAGTTGCTGTTGTGTTTAAGACGCTAAAAATATTAGCAAGAGTTATGCTCCCACTTGTTACTGTTTCAACATTAAAACTAACGCTGTATGTAATACCAACAACAAAATTAGACGCTAATGCCTGTTGAATAAAAGGTCTAGCGGCTGTTGCGGCAAACCTAATAGAGTTACCACTTCCTGATAACGCTGATGCGTAAGTAACTGTGCCACCAGTTGAGCCAAAAGACCAAGATGTTGGGGCAACTGCACCGCTTCCTACTGTGCCGCTAGTGCCACCAGCCCATCCGCTTTGCAACAGTAAATTCTGCCCAGTACCATTTAACCTAGCTGTCTGTCCTGTAATCGTAGTAGCGTTTACAGAGGATGCAGAGGTAACACCTATAGTAGTGCCATTGATTGTGCCGCCTGTGATGGCTACTGCGTTGGCGTTTTGCTCTGCCATTGTGCCAAGACCAACTAGAGTATGGTCAGCATTCCAATCACTAGGTCTAACTAAACTTGTGTCATCTGTGTCAGGGATTGTGCTGACTTTAGTGTGTTTGACTGTTATTGGCATTATTGGACACCTATGATTTTGCCTGCTTCATCCCTTACTACTTGTTTAGGTTGATTTAGTCTGTCAATTAAAACACCAAGAGTAGCAGTCATTTCTTGATTACCTTGAGCAATAGCGTTGGCTATCGGGGCTAATGGGTGTTCAAGGTTCTGAATCATGTTCTCATCATTGTCGTATTGCTCGGCTATTCCTTCACCGCTATCCACACCTGCGGAGATACGAGCCGTTTCAATCTTAGCCCCGTTATTAATATAAGCAAGCAAGAGTTGGGTATTACGCTCAGTCATCATCTTCATCTGAGCTAACTTCATCTCCATCTCTCGGTCTTGAGTATTACGCTGTTCTTCAAGTTGGAACTTAAGTTGATTCTCTTGTGCCTGATATTCCTGTTTAGCCTTTTCAAATTCAATTTGAGCAGCCATCTTTTGCTGTTCCAGTTGTACTGACATCTGCATTTCTTGCATCTTAGCCTGAGTCTGAGCCTGAATCTTTTGCATTTCAAGTGGGGGTGGCTTAGGTTGGCCTTCCATCGCTTTAGCTTTATTTCTAAATTGGTCGGCAGTTTCATCAATAAGCCCTTCCATACCTTTGCCAGCCTTAAACGCAGTAACCCCAAACTTGAGCATCTCCATGAGTAATGGGGTTAGTTCAGGGGCTTGGGTGGCTACTGGCAATGCTTGGTTCATAAACTGGGATAAAGCACCTAAGAACTCGATTCTGTCGGCTTTCTCTTGTTGCTCATCTTGGTAAATCATTGAGTCGCTAGTAACTTCAATACGGAAGTTCTTAGCGGGTTCGTCTTTTAAAAGCTGTAAGGCTTGTGGTACTAACTGTTGGTCTTGTGGGCTTAGTTGCATTGCACCACTAATCTTGACAATCGTATCGTCAGTAAAGTGCTTGCAGATAATCTGAGCCTTGATACTTAGAAGCTCGGTAGCAAAGTCAACGACTGCGTGTTGCATATTCTTCAATCTGCCTGCTGCGTTATTTGACTTAATAATCTGTGCCCCAAGCGTTTCATTGGGGTCTGTCTGTCCCCTTTGTATGTCGGCAATACCCATAATCTCGTAAATCTGACCTTTGACTTGCTCCATAGCCTGATAAGCCATCGTCAAGCCTTGAGCGATTGGGGTTATATCTACAAGGTCAATAGCCCCTTTCATGCCTTGTTTTTCAGCGAAAGCAGCCCAATTCTTAACTGGTATCAGGGTGTTGTTCTCGCCCTCAGAGAATAGTCTTGCAAGGCTAGGTTCGGATGCATCATAGACACCCCGTACTTTTAAGGCGTTAATGAAGCCATCTATGCGGTCTGCAAGCGTGTCTAACTGCTTGGCTTGGTCTTGGTATAGTACAAAGTCAGGTACAGGCTCTAAGCTGTCTGTAGTCAATGTAGCGTACATTGGTTTAGGGCAAGGGAAGAATCCCTCTAACTGTAGTGGGTCATCCTTTTCATCAAGAATCTCGCCCATCGATTTGCTAACCCAAAAGACTTTGCCTTGTTCTTTATCCCATATCTCATAGATACAGGCTTGGTAATGCTCGACAGTCATTTGTTTGGTAGCCCATTTATCACTATCAGGCTTGGTATCTAGCGGAATCTTGCTACCAACTTCTTCACCAAAGCGGTCAATCAGAGCTTGTCGGCTCATATAGACTTTACGCCATACGGCTGTTACTTCTTCCCAAGTACGAGCAACAGTATGACCAAAATCACGCCAATGGACATAATCAA